GCTGTGGTAATGTCTACCTTTTTGTAAATGCCTCTCTCAATACCTTCCACAACCTTGTGAATGGAAACGTACTTCTCGATAGCAACGCCCAAAGCATCGTCAACGGAATCAGCATTAGGATCAATAAGGAAGTTCTTAGGGTTAACTGGTTTGATCTTAACGGCAATACGATCCTTCTCTTGAACTCCGATGGCAGCTGCATTAGCAATACCGGGAATTGCCTGAGTTGCTGGAATGTACTCCTTCTCAGTCTTGACAATGATCTCACCAATACCTGTACCATAAATCTCAGCCATCAACTCAATCTGGTCAATAGCTTTCTTAATCTTGTCTCGTTTAAAGTCCTCATGCAATTGAACCTTAATTTGTTCAACATCTAAAGGATTACCATCTACATCTAAGACATCATCTGAGATGTCAAAGAATTCACCTTGACCGAAGATAGCTTCCATGATCTCAGCATGGCGAGTCTCAATAGCTTGCTGAGTGGCTGGGGAGATAATACGTGAGCGTTCACTCTCACGAGTCTTATCCTCAGCAGCCCAGATACCTCGAAAGACACGCTCGTACTCCAACCACAAATCCATGTAGTTAGCATCACGATGGTCACGCCAGCGAGTAATGTGCTGAGTTACCCACGAGGTGAGTTCTTTCTCAGCCTCTGTAGGTTCCTCAAACTGAGTACTCTTTTCATCATCGAATTGGTCGTTAGTTAGAGCCACTATATATTCCTTGTAATTAATATCCGCTAATAACGTCTAAGACTTCGTAGTCATCATCTTCGTAGTCTTGGTTGTAGTTAGCTATAGCCAGTTGATCAATGTAACTTAGAGCATCTACCAAGTCATCATGTACACCTGCTGTAGGGAACATAACTAATTGATCTCTAAACTCACTCCAGTCCTCATCCTCATTGAAGGTAATCCTTCCATGCTCCATGCGACCTTGTAAGCTCCAGACAACCCTATCAGTTTTCTTCTTATTTCCGTGAGTTAAGTCTTGAATGTGAGCGTAGATGTTATTCTTCCTCATCAAGTCATTCAGGTAAGGCAGTACAGCATTCTTCAATGCTCCTCGCTCAATACCTATACTTGTAGGTTGAAAGTCTCTAATCACTTTCAAGATGTTAACTGCAGTCTCTCTGATGTCCCACCGACCATGCTGTATCTTGTGAACCCACCAGTTACCGTTATCCTCTAACTTAACAACTGCAATAGCTGTCTCGTCTAGTCTCTTCTTAGATGCCCCTGCATTCTTACCTACCTCTTCAAAACCTGCTAAGTCAATGGCTACAATGTAACTACCGTAACTAGGTTCTTCAGCAGTCTTGAACCATTCCTCTTTGAAGACATCAGCACCTGCAGTATCAAAACTAGACAAGTATTCCTGCTTGAATGCAAAGGAACTCAATGTACGCTTTGCAGCCTCAATCTCCTTAGGATCAATAGTCTCATTGTCCTGAGTTGTGAAGTGCCAACTCTTCCACTCCTCATCTGTATTGTCCTGTCCTAGATTAAAAGTATCGTAGAACCAGTTACGTCCACTAGGAGTACTAATGAACAGTGCTCTACCCTTCTTATCTGACAGTGAAGCTCGAATAATCTTCTGCCATACATCTTCCTTAATAAAGGCACATTCGTCCATCACTACGTAAATTAAGGAAACACCCCGCAGAGAATCAGGATTATCAGCTCCTCTAACTAAGATCTTCTTACCATTGATCAGAGTAATCTCTAAGTTATTCACATGGCTAGACTTAATAACAGGTCTACCTAGCTCATGCAGTAAGTCCCACATAATCGTTCTAGCTTGTCCTAAGGTAGGTGCTATGTACATCACAGCTGACCCATCTGGACAATTAAGAGCTTCAATCAGTAACGACACTGCTGACAGTCTAGACTTACCACACCTTCGACCTGCAGCTACCACTTTAAAACGTGTAGTATCTTTAAAGACACTCTGCTGCCACTTAAGCAGTTGGAAGTTTAATTGTGTCATACGTCTATCACTTCATCGTTTGTAGACACAACTGGACTTGTAAGGCCTGATATGTTAATACTGATCTGAGGCATATTACCATTACTCTTAGCTGTATCAAACACTGAGGCTGGTAAGATCCTATCCATAGCTAACTTAATAGCTGCCATCTGTCCGGGATGTTCATCATCCAAGGCTATCTGAATCATCTTATCAAGGATTCTAGTACCACCTGTGGCTAATAGTCTTTCCTTGAACTCTTGAAGCCTACCTGCATCTCCTACGGGTCTACCTACCTTATTCTTAGTTCTATTCTTAACAGCTTGTAGGTCACTCTTTGGAGGTCTCCCTTTACCACGTAGTTTGGGAGACATAACCTTAACACTGTCTTTAATTTCTTCAGTCATCTCGTCTTTGTCCTTTATAGGGAGACTTTTAAGTGTAGTACTATAAAGTACCTAAGACATTAACATAAATGTTACATAGACATAAATATTATAAGTACTTATATTAGTTATTAATATTAATTTACTTAGTAAGTAATATATTATAAGTAACTGTTAATAGTGTATTTAACTTCTATGTTCCCCTACTAGGGTGTACATCTTAGCAACCTAAGAAGTGGGGTCAGGCTTCTTAGTAAACACAATTATTTCCTATACAGAATATTATACACTATGTTTGTCTATTTGTCAAGTCTTTTCTTATATTTATTTAACTTTAGAGTCTAAACTCTAACTTAGTTCCCTTTCCAAGGTGTACAAATTGTCTGTACTTACCTTAATTGTATACACTTTTGCATACATTTTAGATACTTTGTAGTTCTTGTTATTTTTACTTTGTAGATCAAGGACTTATAGTTACTTCATCTGTCCCTAATTATCCTTTTTTGTGAGCTTTGTAGGCTCCCACAAAAGTAATCACTAAGCAGTCACCCCTCCCCCCAGTCACTTTGAAGTAAGCACTCACTTACAAGTCACTCTAAAGTCTAAGTTAGTAAGTACTCACTTCACAGTTACTCAGTAGGTCTAGTTAGTCAACATATAGTTAGTCAACTAGAGGTAGTGTGAAGGGCGATGTAGCACCCTCTGAAGTACCTCTGAAGGATACTCAGGGTTAACCCTTAGAAGTACTGGGCAGGGTATAAAAGATACTCTAGAGGGTATGCAAGATACTGGGCAGGGTATCTACAGAGTTATTCACAAGTTATTAACACCCTGTGGATAAGATACTCCTAGGGGTATACAGTTATACACAGGATAAGTCTTATATAAGAGTTGAAATTGTGGATAAGTACTAGTTCTGGTGTTAGTAACTTTGTCTAAGGGGTAAGGTACTACTTGAGCTTGAACGTCACCACGGGGCTATAAATGGCCTTCCTGATACTATGAGAAAAACTCTTACAGATTGTGAGAAAAAGTATGAATTATTTACAGTTTGTAAGGTTCGTGTAAGGATAGCTTGAGATACTACATCATCGAAACAACAAACCACTAGGAGCTTATATGTACAAGACAATCATCAGCGTGTTATCAGCCACAGGCAATACACCTATTACACACAGAGAGGGTGCTTACTGTGACTTATTAGTAAAGGTAGAAGTAGAGTGCAAAGACCCTACAGAGGCACTTGCTAAGACCTTAGAAATTAAGAAGCAAACTCCTCATGCCTATCAGTGCCACTTCATTATGCCTGACTATCCTAACCAAAACACACGCTCACAGTTCTGCCACTACGGTTAAACTGTAAGAGTATACCCTGAAGCCTCTACTAGGGGCTTTGGAGTAAGCTTTTATCAACCAACTGGAGAAACTCATGAATAAGACAACTGAAAAGATACTTAAGCACATGGCTAACCTAGGCTACTATACAGCCCTCAGACAAGAGGTGTTAGAGTTTAGGACTGCAAAGCAACTGATTCTAGCAGGTATTTGTCATGAGGATTATGAAAGATCAACTGGTAGTTATATCATCATTAAGTTTGGAAAGGAAAAGCAATCATGAAATATCAAGCTATATTCAATGTGTGGGGTATTCCTGCAGACCTGCTCAAGCACGTCCAAGCGGGTCAAATGGTTTATGCGGGTGATAGGTCTAACCGTGGGAGGTTCCTCGGTGTTAGAGGCTCAGGCACGATTGTGGTGGCATGGCAAAGGAACGTAGAAGCCCAGTCAGATAGAAAGGGTTATCTTAAGACCTTGAGAGAATATGCCAAGGGTTCAAACGCTTACAAAACTAAAGGGTAACATCATGAGCAAAGAAACTATTTATGACATCCTCTCAGCAGTACTATTAGGTCTTGCATTGGCCTGTGGTGCATTGGCTTATTTTGACGTACTAACTAAGTAAAGGGTTATCACACATGAAACACTACGTATGCTGTATCACTTACTATGGTGAATATTTACCTTTTGTTGAGCCTCACGTTTTCGCTGAGGATGATAAAGAAGCTCTCAGGAAAGCCTACGAATTCTGTAGTAGCATGAATCAAAAGGAACTTTCAATTAAAGTATATCCTTATATAAACGGTTATAAAT